GAGGGTCAGCCCAAGCTTTGCATGCGTGGGCACGACGTTGAAGAGTTCACTGGTGTGGTGCGCCGCTACGGCGCCAGCGTTGAAGTGCAGGAGATGATCGACGCCGCCAGCCAACCGGCTGAGGTAGCAAAACTGAATATAGCCAGAGCGTGCGGTACGTGCATGCTCAGGCTGGTTAATTAGTGACTGATTATGACGGGCAGGTAAACAATGGCGACTCTCAAAGGTGAGGTCAAAGCCTTCATCGTCCAGTCGCTCGCCTGCTTTGATACGCCATCGGTTGTGGCGGAGTCCGTCAAGAAAGAATTCGGGATCACCATCAGCCGCCAGCAAGTTGAGTCGCATGACCCGACTAAAGCAAATGGGCGAGGGCTGGCACAAAAATGGGTGGACATGTTCAACAGCACCCGCGTTCGCTTCCAGAATGAAATAGCTGACATCCCGATTGCCAATAAGGCGTATCGTCTGCGCGCGCTTGACCGAATGGCAACCCGCACCGAGGGCATGAAGAACTTCGCGCTGACCGCTCAGCTGATAGAGCAGGCAGCAAAAGAAGTCGGGGATGCTTACACCAATAAGCTAAAGGTCGAAAGCACGGGGGCTAATGGCGGTCCGATTAAAACGGAGAACGTTGCGCTGACCTCTGACGAGGCAGCCGAGCTTTATCGCAAGATGATGGGATAACTGTCTGAAACAGCGGTTTCAATGCTTTTCAAGCCTATGCATTTTAAAGGCGATTTTATGCAACGTTTATGCAGTCCGATTTCAGCTATTCCGCTATGAAATCATTAGAAAATAAGCCTTTCGTGATGACATTCAAGCGAGTGTCATCGGCGCGCGGCGGGTAATGTCTCTTATGTTAAATAGCGTTAATTTCGAGAAAATTTCATGCCTATTCCTTTCCCCTTCGATTTCCGCAAGCCGGACTATACGCAGGTGTTCGAATGGCGCATGGAGCGGCTGCAGCGTATCCGTCAAAACCCCGGCATGGTGCCAGCGCTAAAAGCGTTTTATCGCGATAATCCGGCGCAGTTCATCATCGATTGGGGTATGACGGTGGACCCGCGCAATGTTGAGCGCGGTCTGCCGGCTCGCATCCCGTTTCTTCTTTTCCCGAAACAGGAGGAGTGGATTCAGTGGTTCGTTGAGCACTGGCGCACCTCAAAGCCGGGTATCACCGAGAAAACGCGTGATATGGGTATGTCGTGGCTGACGGTCGGCATGGCGGCATCGCTGTGCCTGTTCAATCGCGGCATCATCGCCGGGTTCGGCTCGCGCAAAGAGGAATACGTCGACAAGATAGGCTCGCCTAAATCATTGTTCGACAAAGCGCGAAACTTTATTGGTCTGCTGCCAGCGGAGTTTCGCGGCGGCTGGAACCCAAAAGCGCATGCACCTCACATGCGTATTCTCTTCCCGGATACCGAGTCAGCCATTACTGGCGAGGCCGGTGACGGCATCGGGCGTGGTGACCGTACATCATTCTATATTGTCGATGAGTCCGCATTCCTCGAGCGCCCTTATCTGGTGGACGCCTCGCTGTCAGCAACTACCAACTGCCGCCAGGACATTTCAACGCCAAACGGTATGGCGAACTCGTTCGCTGAGCGACGGCACAGCGGCAAAGTGGACGTGTTCACGTTTCACTGGCGGGATGATCCGCGTAAGGATGATGACTGGTACAAAAAACAGTGTGAAGAACTCGATGCGGTCAAGGTGGCGCAGGAAATCGACATCAACTACAGCGCATCTGTTGAGGGCGTGCTGATCCCGTCAGCCTGGGTGCAGGCGGCGGTTGATGCTCACGTTAAGCTGGGTATTAAGCCCACCGGGCAACGCATGGGTGCACTGGATGTGGCGGACGAAGGCAAAGATACCAACGCCTTTACCTCACGCCATGGCTTTCTGCTGGAAGATATTGAGGAATGGTCAGGCAAAGGCGATGACATCTTCGGGACCGTGCAGCGCGCGTTTTCAATCTGTGACGCCAGCAATCTCGAAACCTACCGTTATGACTCCGATGGTCTGGGGGCCGGTGCCCGTGGCGATGCCCGCGTTATCAACGAGCAGCGCAAAGAGCGCCGTCAGCGCCAGATTACCGCGACGCCATATCGTGGCAGCGGGTCACCATCAAATCCTGATGATGAAGCGGTGCCGGGCGAACACGGCCAGCAGGGGCGACTGAACAAAGATTTCTTCGCCAACGCAAAAGCGCAGGGCTGGTGGCGTTTGCGCACGTTGTTCCGCAATACCTACCGTGCGGTTGAAGAAAAGATGCCTTTCAACCCTGATGAAATCATTTCGATCTCTGGCGCCATGGCGCTGAAAAACAAACTTATCGTTGAGCTGTCGCAGCCCACCTATTCGGTGAATGGCGTTGGCAAAATCGTCGTGGATAAAAAGCCGGACGGCACAAAGTCGCCGAACCTGGCTGATTCCGTGATGATTGCCTACGCGCCGATGGAATTCACCTCAATGGATATCTGGGATTTACTGGCAAGGGGTAAAAATGGCTCGTAGAAAACGCCCGCGCCAGCAGAGTGCGGCGCCGGTCAAGACGTTCGACGGCTATGACAACTTTGTCTCACGCCTCGGGCTACAGACCGGCAACCTCAGTGGTCACGGCACCTATATGCCGAATTTCACATCGCGCAACCGCGTGCTGCTGGAATTTGCTTACCGCTC